AGGCTTTCTAGCTGCTGAGGATCAGGAGCGTTGTCGATGCCAAGCCGGTCGCCGGTTTGCGACTTGGTAAATTCTTCTAGGATAAAATGTTTGCTAAGATTCATTTTGCTTCATCGCTCTACCGCCAAGGACGCCTACGAAAGCGCCGACAATGGTCTGGAACGCCGGTCCAAGGATTTTAAAGACTTCGGTGTTGTCCACTTTGGCGTCAAACAGACCGGCCAGGAACACAAAGATGACGGCGGTCATGGTCAGCGATAGCGTACCCATGACGATCAACAGAATGACGGTGTTAAGCTTATCGTTCATTTGGACGCTACGCCCCAAGCGATAGCGCCTAAAGCCACTATTAAGGAACCAGCGAACGTAAACAGAATTGCCTCAATGCGTTTAAGCTGGGCATTAATCCCGCTATAACGTTCAGCGCAAACCGCTTCATGGACTGACAAGCGCTGGTCCACTTCATTAAGTTCCGACACCAGGCAACCCCCAGAATTTAATCAAAACAATCATTACACAAATATCGACAAGGTTGCCAAAACGGTAAAGGTTGCAGAACCAGTTTTAATTACCGTGTAACTGTATGTATTAACGCTACTGCCTGTGCCAGCACTAGGTGCCACCCCCAACCATTTTGTCGTAACGCCACTTGTTGTGCCGTCAACCTGCACAGCGCTGTTGTAATATCCAACTGAGCCTTGAGTGACGAGAAATACCGCCGTAATGCTTTCGCCTGTAGCAAGCGCTGTATCAAGCGACGTACCAGACGAAGCACGCAGATTGATCGTCCAGTTAGCAGAGGCATTGGACGTATAATAAAGCACGCTCTGGGTCGTAATGTCGTAGTTGATCGTGCCTGTTGCGGCGGTGGCTGATATCGTGGCAACTTCAGAGGCGTTGATAAACTTTGTTGATAAAATGCTGGATGTGCCGTTAAAGGTCTGTTTGGCCGTCCAAGTGCTTGCAGTGTTAGGCTTGGCATAGTCCGTGCCGGCAGTGGCCGTTGTAATGACTGAGCTAGAGCCATTGCCCACCAGAATGCCGTTTAAAGAGCCTACGATGAGCGTGGAGACAACCGCTGGCTGGTTGTAGGTCAGGGCATCATTCGTGGCTGTGGGAGCGCCTACGCCGGTCAGCTTAAAGGTGTTCAGCGGTATGTTGTTCGTGACAACCGTCTGGCCGTCCTTGGTGATTGCCGTGCTAAGGCCCGTGGCAAGGTCCGCCGTCAGCGCGTTAAACGCCGTAGACGTTATGGTCGTGCCAGTGACAACGGGCTGGCCCGCTGTGTTGATTAGAAACGTGCCGGTGCCGTTGAAGCTCATTGGGTTTGACCTTGTTGGTTAGCTAAATATGCCGCCACTGCGCCCGCTTGTCTTGATTGAGGATTAACGCGAGGAACAGGCGCGCCACGCCTAACTGTTTTTGACGCCTCAAGCGCTCTAGCAAGGGTAAGGGGCGTAGATACAACTTTAGCTGCTGTACCCACTGCTGGAAAAGCTAAAGCAAGTTTTTGGCCTGCGCCGTAACCGCCCCCCATTGCCGCAGCGTTAAAAATAAGAGACGCCCAGCTTGTAGGAGCAAGCTTACCAATCACAGAAAGGGAATCAGGCACAAGGCCACCTTTAGCAACCTTTTTAATTGCCGTTTGTTCTTCTGGGGTAAACTGACCCATTCTTTTTTCGTCGTTAGATAATTTGCTAAACCTAGCCCTAAGAGCGTCATCAAGCTTAACATTCATTGTACCGGCGTTGGCTTTTGCCTTTTCAATTTCCTGCTCAATCATTCCAGATTTAGCTTGTTTAGACCAAAGCTGCTGCCCCTGTTTCAACAAAGAAGCAGCTTTTCCGGTTGTTCCAGAATTTAAGGTTTGAATAAAATCATCAATGGACCTTACAAGTTCACCGGCAACTCTTTTGTCATTGCTAGATGCGCCTGATCCAACCTCAAAAGGTCTTGAAGCATTTCTACGCAACAAATCAAGCTCATCAAAATCAATTTGACCTTTTTTGCTTAAGATAAAATCAAGAGATTCTTTAGATTGTTTTGCCAATCCATGATTAATTCCGCTTTTTGAAAGGTTTGATTTTAAATCGTTTTTAAATTTATCAAATCGTTGTTTAGAAACAACAACGCCTTCCTGTTTCATTTGCTCATAAAGATTGCCACCGGCAGTTTTAATTTCTGCAGTGGTTTGCAACCCTCTGTCAGCCGCCATACGAGCGCCTACGCCTTCAGCAGCACCTACTCCCGCACCACCAACAAGCGCTGCCGCTATGCGAGCGGGGCGCTCGTACTTGGTTCCCTCGGTCATTTGCCCAGCGGCCTCAGACGCAACACCAGGAACAATAACGCGTGCCGCTCGCGTAACTAAACCACCACCACCACCAAAAGCAGCAGGGGCCATAGAAGCAATGGTTTGTGCATATTTTCCGCCTTTGGTTTGCGGAGAACCAAGCATCCTTTGAGTGTCTTGCATAACAGGCTGCGACGACGGCATTATCGTTGGCGCTTTGTTGGATACAGCCTGAATGTTCTGCATTGCCTGTGGCGTAATGCCTGGACGACCTAAAAGGTTAAATCCTGCATTGCCAAGGTTCAGAGCGCTATTAAGAACGGTCCCGCGTATCTGGCGTTCCAAATCGCCACCCTGACCAGCAATACCCGCAATCCCGCTAATTAAGCCGCTTGCGCCGCCTTTAAGGACATCAAATTTTGATACGGGATTTAAGTGCTTAATAATTTCTTGGTCGGAATAGCCCTCTTTTCTAGCAGAAGCAGAGTCAAATTTGCTTGCTTCTGACAAATGGTCCGCAATTTCTGCGTCTGAATATCCGGCTTTTTTTGCGCCAATTACGTCAAAATTAGCCATCATTATGCCTAAAACTGCTTAATGGTTTTCTGTTTTTTGGTGAGCTTGGAGATACATAAGATGGCGGAGCTTCAATACGACCAAAATTAGACGTAGCACCGGTAAAGCTAGGGCTTTTTTGTATTCTATCAATAACTTTATTTCCGTTATCAATAGAAGACCTAGCGGATTTTTCACTAAGGTTTGCAATTCTTCTTAATGATTCCGCAGTAAACGTAATTCTGCCTGATTTTGCTTCTTGCAAGAACCTTAAATCTTTTTCCGTAAATCCTTGTCCGGCACCAAGACCAGAAGTTTTAACATTAGATAATGTTTGATTTGCAAGAGTTGAAACAAGTTCTTGCGTATCAGCAACAGACGGATTGTTTGGATTAATTGTTTTTGCAATTGCTAACCCAAGATCTGCAAAAGCTCCGGTCATTGGATTTTTATCCAAAACTGATCTTATGTTGTTAACTGAATTAATTACATCTGGCGCTCCTCTAGCAGCAGAAATAATTGCAACATCCTGATCCGCCAATCCTTTGCTAATGTTTTCCACATAAGCGCCTTCGCCTTTGGTGTTTACGTTAACCGTGGTGGACGCCCTTTGAATGGGGCTACTAAACATAGCATTAAATTTACCACCCTGGAAAACGCCATAAATGTTTTGACCATCGCTTTCAACGTGTTGAATGTTTGGCACTTTTTCTGGCGCGTTGGCATTTTCATAACCAGCCTGAGCAAGATCGGAAATGACTTTTAGATCACCGCTGGTAAGCGCGGCGTTCCAAGCGTTTTTGCCAACACCCTCTGGCGCTTCATTGCCAAACATTTTCTTCATGCGTGCAACTTCTTTGTCGCGAGTGACATCGGTCAGATCAAGTTTGCGCTGCTCATCAAGCTGCGTCTGAGAACGATCAAACAGATTTTGACCAAATGAACGTGCATACGGATTGCTGGAAGACATCATTTCAAGACTAGAATCTTCCAAATCCCTTGCAGTTGGGGCTTTGGATTGGAAGTCAACCGCATTCCTAACAGGTCCGACAGGACCAGGAGGCGCAACAGGCATAGCTTGAGCCATTTGCGGCATATTAGCACCGACCGCTGGATTAGCGGCTGGTAACGGCGCTTGAGAGACGGGTACAATTGGCGGCGCTGCCATAGGCGCACCTTGCGGCATTGGAGCGGCTGGGGGCAACATTGGAGCAGCCGGGGGCGGCTGTGCATTACCACCGCCAAGAAGGTTAGCCAGCATAGACGGCTTTTGAGCGCTGAACTGTGGATTAGGAACGTTGCTGCCCGCAGGGGTAAACGCCTCACCGTTTGCGGTCAGTTTATTTGCGGTGGCGGCTCGGTAATCGTTTAGAGCTTGCTGCCTACCGGATTGTTCGGCATTGGCCTTTAACTCATCAGCCTTTTTGCCTTGATACCCAGCTAGGCCACCCTGCAAAGCCTTAGCCAGCACAGCCGTCCACGGAATTTCCGCTTGCACGCCCTTGTATGACTGAATGTCAATTGGAGCATTGGCTTGCTCTTGCAGCATCTCAGACAGCTTCTGCCGGCGTTGGGCTTCGGCTAATTGAGCGTCGTAATTGGTGAGACTAACGGTTTTATTAGCGACCATCACAAAGCTCCGTAATCGACCATCAGGTAGCCATCAGGGCGTTGAATAACGGCTTCAGGCTTAACCGTAAGAACTTCTTGCGCCATGACACCATGTTCACGGCGTCCAAAAATGTCGTATTCATAAACGCCAATGCCAAGCGGGTGATCACCAACTTTAACAATGTTTGATTTAAGACGAATGTCGCTCATTCCATATCCAGGAATAAACTTAGCAGCAGTTGAAGCTACCTGACCCAAAGCCGCCACGTTAGCGTTACGACCAGCCATTTGCTGACCGTAAATATCCGTAGCTTGCTGGCCTGCAAGCTGAGCGCCTTGCAGTGTCGGAGCGGCTCCCACGGTAGCGCCGGTATAGCCTTGGAACTGCGGAGTCTGAATCTGTGAACCAGACATAAGCGAGTTAATCTCGTTAAGCGGCTGGCTACGCAGCTGCAATGCCCTAGCCAAAGCTTGATCCGACGCATTATTGCCAAATTGAGCGGTTTGCAGGTTTTGATTGTAACCCTGGTTTTGCGCTTGATTGTAAAGGCCGGCAGATGTCACTCCCTGACCAAAGTTTTGCCCAATGGCAGAATTTCGCATTCCTTGAGCCGCTTGGCCTTGACCGAAGTTCTGCCCAATGGCCGAATTCCGCATTGCTTGCGCTGCTTGAGCTTGATTAAAATTCTGACCAATAGAGGCATTGGTCAATTGTTGACCCGCAAGACCTTGACCAAAATCCTGTCCAAGACCTTGATTGTAAAGCCCCGCTGTTGACAAGGCTTGATTGTAACCTTGTTGGTTAGCCGCTGTGTCTAGGTTAATGCCCTGCAAAGCCGCTTGGGTGTACAGGTCATTGGCTTGCTGCCCTTGGGTACGCATGGCATTGTTATAGGCTTCGCTGCCTAGCGTAATGCCTTGGTTGGCAAGCTGTTGCGCTGTGGCAGCTTCCGTTTGTTGAATTTGCGGCTGAAGACGCGACAGAATTGCCGCTTGACCCGTCGTGCCAGCGTTAACCGGCATTTGAGCTACATTGGATAGATCAAGTGATCTTTGGGCCATGCCATATTTATCGCCGGCTATTCCGCCAGCCAAACCAAATGCATCACCAGCGGGACCACCGCCGGCTAGGCCGTATTCATCAGCAGCAGGACCACCGCCAGCAAACCCATACATTCCAGCAGAAGGGCCGTAGTTAATTGACCTTTGCGGACCTAATGAGGTTTGAATGTCAGGGCCGTTAAACTGAAACGGCTGAGAGAGACTGCCACTGACTTGATTGGTTAGGTTTTCCCCAATTCCAGCCAAACCGGCTTGGGTTCTTTGTTGCGAAGTAAGCGCTCTTTGAGCATCAGCATTGAGCGTCGTCGTGACGGTCGGTTGCATATTCCCGTTAGCATCGGGAGCATAGGTAACGTTTTTACTGCCGTATGGGCCGACTTCGTTAGCATTGCTAAGGGCTGCTGTTTGTCCAGCCGCTGTTACGTTAGCGGTGCCTTGAGCGGCGGCGGCGCCAGCGTAATCAGTTGCCGGGGGCGGCTTCGGTGTCTTTGTTCCCATAACGATCCTCTAAAAACCTGCAATCCACCCGCTTTAACGTGAGGAAAATTATATCACCATTTGGTTGACAATCACTAAGTTTAGCTTCTTCAACGAAACCCATATTTTTAGCAAACCTGATGGCCTTTTCGTTATCAGAGTACATAGGGCCTATGACTTTATCGACTTTACATACCTCAAAAGCGTAATGGCATATTGCTTTTATGAATGACGGTGTAATCCGACCTTCTATGACAATATGGCACACTATGGATGTGCCGTTCCACTTTTCGTAAATGACTCCCGCTACAATCTCGTCGTCTTTAAAAAGTCCAATTGCTTCAGACCTTTCCGCAAAGAATCCAGTTTCAAGCTTTTCAGCCACCCAGTTCCCAACGAAAACGCCGCTATCTATATGCCAGCCCATCCGGTTTGATACACCACATCCGTTGCCGCCCATTGAACCTGAAGCGTTGAGCTAGAGGTTTTTACCTGTAGACCGATACAATAGCCGATACCAGTTATGCCAAGCCAGTTATTCGTAATGTTCAGATCACCGCCCCATAGGCTCTGATCCCATTTCCCCGAATCCCAAAGGCCATAAATTGACGCTGTGTAGGTCAATGGGGCGGAATTGTTTAGAATGTTAAAATCGATGTTAGCGCCAACAAAAACACTAGGTGCGCCATTGGTAAAAATATTGGGCCTAGCGCGGGTGAAGTACTTTTTAACGCCACGCGATCCCATGTAATTAAACGCTTGGATCGTGTTGGTAAAAATGTTGGCCCCGTCATCGGCATAGGTATCGTCCCACGCCTTAGCGACATAGCCATTGCTGCCAAAATAAAGGTCGTCGTTATAGGTATCCCAGCAATTTGCGTTCCAACCCGTAAAGTTGCACCACGATTTTGTAATGGTGTTCATAACGTATTGCTGCTGCTGACCATCAGCCACAGGCACGTTAATCATCACGGCATTGTTCTTAGCGGAATAAACCACCTGCCAACCTACAGCAGTGTGGTCACCGCCATAAGCTGTTGTAGCAGCAGCAATTGCGCCTTGAATCTTGTCAGACAAAGCCACGCGAGGATCTAGACGGTCGCTTTGCATGGCTTGGGCCATAGGCAGCAAACCGTCATAGGTAAGCACCAAAAGGTCGCCACCCCACTTAAGCATGGCACGACTGCTAATGGGTGAGCCAAACTTCCAAATGCCCGTCAGTGACCATGTGGAGGCGCTAGCAGGGTCAGTGCCGCGATAGACGATAACCTCGCCATTGTTGGTGATAAATGCCAACATATCATCGATGCCGTAGCCACCATCAATGGTCCAGGTATCGAAATCAACCAAGTGACCGCCGTAGCTACAAATCGAGCTTAAATCAAGATATTGAGCCGCACCGCCAATTGATGAGGTTGGCAGATACCAAGCCTTTAATGTGTTTTTTTCAATAAACCAAATTCGGTTTTTAAACAGCAGCACGTTGACTAGGCTGGTCGTCGTAACGCCCGTGATGGCTGGCGTAGATGAGCTTGTGATTGAAGTCCAATTGGTGCCGTCATAAAGCAGGGGCGCATGAATGCCGTTGGTGGCATACAAAAAACTGCCGCCAGGGGTCGTTATGTTGGTATATTCCCAGTTGCCATTGCCAAGGCCCGTCAACACTGGTGAACCAACGGCACCGCCAGCCGTTACATCATAAAGCTTGCTTGTGCTGGTGACGGCAAACGCTTTATTTACGGCACCGCCGGAATAAACAAACAGGCTTTGAACTTGACCGTCCAAGCCTGTAGCCCATTTTGAATAGCCGCCACGCAAGGTGACGCTGGAAACAGTTGGAAACATATTTTCCAACGTGACCGCATCCATAGGGTCCATGTTGGCATAGCTATCCCTAGCGTTCCACCCACCCAAAGGGGCGGGTAGAGACTCGACTTGGGCCGCGTTTCCTTGAACCAGAGAACGCGTATTAACTGCCATAGCCGCTATCCGGGATGTTGTCGTAGCCAATTAGAATGTTGCCGGGGCGCGGAGCGAACGACAGATTGGCCGCAGAAGTGTCCTGCGCTACCGCCGTATCAAGCTCGGTCATATAATCACGATACAAAGCCGTGGTGTCGAAACCCTTGGCTTGGAAATATTTCAGCTTCGTCATAAGAACCATGACGCGATCTGGAAAAATGCAGGTGTCAGAGTCAGCCGTAAAGCTGTTCTGAACCGTACCTGAAGCGGACCTAGCCCAGCCCTTGCTACGGTATTCAAAGCCCAGATATTCGGAACTGGAATTACCAGGCCAAATTTGGAAATAATCGCCATACAGACGCCACCTAATGCGAGGGCCAGTGGATATGTAACCGCTGAGAAGCCATTCCCATTGCTGGGCATCCTCTGGGCCTAGCATTTCCCAGTGTTTGCTCTTGTCCCATTGCGTGCGTGGCACGATGGAATCGTAATCATCCGGCAGGTCGTATTTAACTTTTTGGAAATAAATTGTGCCGTTGGTCGTTGCGACCGTGGAATAGGTCGAAGCCGTGACCTGCGTTGCAGAGTCTACGCTCTCAACAAACGTGGCGTTGGGAAAGCCGTTGCCTACGATCATGTAGGTGGTGTCCAGGCCGGCAGTGGACGGGATGCCGGTGATGGTCCTGGTCGTCGTGTTGTATGTACCCGTCGTGGTCGTATAGAGGGTAAAGAAGCTAAACGGCATCGTTAG